AACCGTCGCCGTGTTGTCAAACAATGTTCCGTCGGCTTTGCACGGCACGCTTTGTATTTCGGGCGATACGTCGAGTACATAAAACGACGGGCTTATGATGGTGCGCTGTACGCGCGCCAAATCTTCAGGCGTTACCGTCTGCGCGGGGATCGTGCCTGTCGCGCCCTCGCCCGACTGCGAGATGTTTGGCGTGTAGTTTGGGATATCGCCCGCGTCATAAATCGCCTCGTTATAATCGACGAGCGTGAGCGTATAGCCGTCGTCATCGGGCTGTATGCCCGTAATAAGCATCGGGCTTGTAACGGTTTCCGTTTGATAGCCATAGGATAAAATATCACCTGCGTGCGGCTGTATCGGACTTGTAAGAGGGATAGGCTCTTTAAACTCGATCTCTTTTGTGCGTCCGTTGTAACGATTTATCGCGCGGGCAAGCGGCGCGCAATAGTCGCTTGTGATACACTGGATAATCACGTTAAAATCGTGCGCAGTATCGAGCGTTACGGGTTCGTATAAGCGAAGACCCGTAATATTCGCGCCCTCTGTTATAACCGTTTTTATTTGCGCACTTCCGAGCCCTATTTTAAGCGAGGGGTGTTGCACGAGCACCTTCGCAAGCGGGGTAAAAAATATCCCCTCTTTACCGACGCACGCGGTTGCCGTTTTCGGGCGCAGTTCGTCGCACGCCATAACGTAGCGCGCATATTTTACAATCTGCGCGTACTCGGTAATACCTGTTACGTTCATATCGCGTAAGATACTCTCGCTGTTCCGTACCGAGCCTTTACGCATGACAAGGCACGTGTCTTCGGCGTAGTCCGCTGCGCGGCTGATGTACTTTATTTTTATCCCGTCGGTACGCCGTGCGAGGTCTTTTTCGTATGAAAACGATATGAGGTTTTGCTCGTTCAAAACGGCGATCGCGTTTTCTTTTTTGCTGTCCGATACGACCGATATTTTCCCGTAAATATCCTGATACAGCGTCGCGTAGCACGTTTGGCAGATTTTCTGCAATACGTTTTCTTTCGGCTCGCCGTCCGTAAGTACCATATCGCAGGTGAGCTTTTCGCGTTTGCAAAATTCATAGAGCGCGCCGAACGATGCGAGGTCGATTTCGCTGTCGTCGCACTGCGAGGGCGTATGTGTCGGAGAGGTAAGCACTTCCAAAAGCCATGCGGCGGGATTTCGCGTCGGCGTTTTCTCCGCGCTCCATTGTACACCGTTCCACGTACGGGCGACGCCGCTTGTTATGACGTTTATTTTTTTGAGTTTATCTTGATTGCTTGTCGTCGATTTTATTTTTAAGCCGATAGTCGTCGAGAGCTTCGCTTCGGTCTCCCCGATGATTTTCTCCGGCACAAAACCCGTTTTCGATTCGTCGGGGTTGTAGATTGTCGACTGCACCCATTGCACATAACACTGATCGTATGCGGAGCCCTTATACTTCGGCGTTGTACACGAGAGCTTTATCATAATCGGCTGATTGAGATTTTTTACTTTATTAAAATCAAAATCAATATGCGCGTTAAAACGCAGTTGATTAAGCGTTTTATAAATAAATACATTTTGATGAGCGCCGTTTTGATTAAAATAAAACTGCGTCCATGTTTTCCCGCCGTCGAGCGAGTATGACGGTGCTACAACGACCGCGCGCTCTGTTTTATTGCCTTTATCGTCATACGCCAAAAGCCCGTTAAATAAAATGCACACGTCGGCTGCCATCGAATGACGTTCGAGCGTATAAATCAAATCCTCGTACTGTTCATCATCTTTTTTTCGAAGATTGTCGTTCAGCGTTTGCTGTACGACTTTTTTATTAAATTCGGAAATGTCGAAAGGCTTTCCATCTTGCGCAATTTCGATGATCGATCCCGCGTCATAAAATACGCCTGCGTCGAATTGATATACACCCTCTTGCGGTGTATCGCCGCTCCACGTTTTAAGCGTAACATCGTCGCTTGCAAGGCGGCGTAGAACCTGTTTATTAAAACCGCCCTCGAGAACAAGGACATAATATTGATTTTTCCCGTTCTCGCCGTCGATAACCGAATACCCGCGATATTTACCGCCGGAGTTTAAAATATAAGGCGTGAATAAATGTTCCCCGATGATATACGGTTCGGTTTTACCCGTCGCGACGGTGTTTGATGCACCGCGAATATACGGCAGATTTATGATGCCGTCTTTCGCGCGGTTTTTCATTTTTTCGATTTCTTCTTCGGCGCGTTTTGCCGCCTCTCGCGCCTGATACGCTTTTACCCCTGCGTATACGCCCGCTCCGATTGCAATGACGCCTACGACGATCGCCGTGATGAAAGCCGCCGTTGAAAAAGCAGCCGGCACGGTACGGATAATAATCACATCGTTTTCCTGCACAATATAATCGGCGGGTTGTGTTTTTCCGTTTACGATAACGACGGTATGCTCGCGATCGATTTCGATAATATGATTGATCGACTTTCCGACTGGGACATCGACAACATCAAACGCATCGGATAAGTTTTTATACACAAGCGCTTTCATTTTTTATCACCTCATAAAATCGTACGTGCCGAAACGCCAAGAGCGGCGATACGCGCATCCCCTCGTATGTCATGTGTAAAACGGTTTTTGTATCAATCAAAAAACCGATATGCAAATTCCCTTCATATTCGCATTCGATAACCGCGCCCGCTTCCGCGCGCTCTATCGGGCGAACGTTTACTTTTCGCGTGTAAAAACTAAGCGTATCGGCGGAAATCTCCGTGCCCTCGTAGCGCACGTCGCGGAGCGGCGTTCCAGCCCTTCTGCAGCATTCCAATACAAGTCCGTAACAATCCATGCCAGACATATCGCGTCCGTTCGCTTTATACGGCACGGTCAACAGGTCGTCCCACTTCACGAGTTCCCCCGATTATTAAATGCGCTCCAGATAAGCGCGGGGAATGTCATCGATAAGCGGTCATCTTTTTCAAATGTAAACTTCGCCGTTGCCCTATCGGTTTTAACTTTCCCGTAATGATGACGAAACGATTTCAGCTCCGCTATGTTTCCGTCCTGCATAATACAGCCGACAACCTCAAGACGTACTTCGCGATAAGTTTCGATTAAATCGATAACAGTGTTTCCCTGTACGCTTATTTCAAGCGTCCCGCCGCCGGTAAATCCCTGTTCGCTTGCATTCGGTTTGTAACTAAATGTTCCCGCCGTGTACACGTCGCCGTTAAATGTTACGCTTTTTACGTCGTTTACAAATCGCATAATAATTGTATTTTTCTCGTCGTGTAATTTAATAAGATACGGGAGCGAATACCGCCCGTGCTGCTGGGCGAGCTTTTCAAAACTTGCGTTCATACTTCCCTCACGGTGATCGATACGGTTTTCGGCATCTGCCCCGAAACGGACGGAGTATCGGTCATGATATACTCCGTGTTTCCCGTATGCGTAAACAAATCGGGAAACAAAAACGATTCACTTCCCGAAAGCAACACGTGGTCATACCACGTCCAAAATGCGCGTTCTTCCTCGTCCGACCAAAAATCGATATTGAATGAAAATGTATGTTTCGGCGCAGAATTTAATAAAAACGAACGCGCTTTTCCGCTTTCAAACTCCGTCATTTTGATATTTTCTTTTACGCCCGTATTCATACCGTAGGCTGATTTATTTACCCCTGCAGGCCACAAAACCATATATCCCCCTAATTTGTATATCGCGTACCGCCGAACGATGATTGCGCGGCAATAAGGCTTTTATTCATGCGTCCGCTTCCGATGTCGTCGCTTACGATTTTTCGTATCATGATCCGCATTCCGTCTTCGGTCATCTCCGGCCGTGCCGATACTTCGTTCGAGGCGGAATTAAATATTTTTACGTTCATCTGCGGCTTCGTGCCGAGTTGATTCGAGTTTATGCTGTCGAATAAATGCCGCTGCTGCATTCGGTTTAAAATCATCTCGCCGGAGTTTACATTCGCCGTAACGCGATCGCCGGTATAACTCGTACCGCCGACAATACCGCCGGTTGCAAAATTACTCGGAGGGATCGGTTTATTTGCAATAATCGTTGCAAGCTGCGCCCCGCCTGCGGCGGCAACCATCGCCGCCATTGCGATTTTTAATGCCGCCGGTCCCGCTTCCTGTGCAAGGGTTGATACCATAGCTTGCGCGGTGTTTGCCGTTGCCTGCGCAATGCTTCCCGTCCATTGCCACATCTGTATACGATATGTCTTTTCGGCCGCTTCTTTTTCGATTTCGCTTTTTCGTTTTGTGTATTCTTCTTCGCTGATAATTCCTTGCTGATATTGCTTTTCGACTTCCGCCTGTTTTACCGTCGCTTCGTTTTTTGCCTGCTGTGTTACAAGGTCGGAGATGGTCGCCAAAATACTCGTATACTGCGAGGCAAACGAGGTTATGATTTCGATCTTCTTTTCGACCGATTCAAGCGTCGCCCGCTCGTCAGCCGCTTTTTCTTCGGCGATTAGTTCCTTTCGTTTCTCGGATAATTCTTTTACTTTTTGCGTATATTCTTCATTGATTTCCGCTTTCTTTTCAGCGGTGAGCTTTTCATATTCGATTTCAAGGTCGGATATTTGTTTCGCCATAATTTCCGACTGCTTCAATTTTTTATCACCATCGAGTGCGTCGTCAAGGTCTTTCAGTAGCGCTTTTTTCGCATCTTCGGCTTCCGCTTCTTTTTGCGCGCTTGTCGTTTTTTCTGTAAGCTCAAGTATTTTTTCGCGCTCGATACGCTCGCGTTCGGCATCCCCCGTTATCGTCCCTTGCGCGTCTTGTATCAATTTGATATACGCGGCGATCCGCGTTTGGAGCATTTCCTCGTTTTCCTGCTCCTCTGTTATGTTTTCGCCGAGTTCTTTGCGGAGTTTTAATTCCTGCTCTTTCGCCGCGATAGTTTCACGATATGTTTTCAGTGCGGCTTCGGCTTTGTCGTTGTTTCCTTTTTCAATCGCCGCCCTCGCTTCGGCTGCCTTTTTTGCATCCTCTGCTGCCCTTGCTCTCGCGGCTTCGTCGCTTTCCGACTGCGCCCGTTTTTGTACTTTCGCCGTCAGCTGTTCAATTCGCGATTTCGAGGCCTGCCATTGTTCGGCGAGCTTACCGGTGTTTTTGTTCCATTCATCAAGCTCCCGTTTTGCGGCCTGTACGTCTGCGGAGAATTCGCCGAATACGCCGCTCTTACTCATCGAGTTATATTTCGTAAGCGCCTCTCGCGCTTTTTTATCGGAATGCCTTAACTGCTCGTCAATACTCTTAAATTTTTTCTGCTCCTCTTGTAGTAAGAGCTTATCTTGATCAAGCGTTGTTTTGTCGGATTTCTCCGCTTCCTTTGCGCCGTAGTATTCATCTTTTTTCTTTTTTGCATCGACCCATCCGTTGATAAGGTCGGTAAAAAAATTGGCTATCGGCGTCATCGCTTCAACAAACGGTTTTCCGAGTACGCTCTTCAAATCGTCAAATGCGTTTTTTAATTGCGTGCCCGCACCCGTCGTTTTTGCAACTTCGGACGCCATACCCTTATACTGTTCAGCAACGATTTTTACAGCCTCGCCGTTTTTCAGCTGTTCTTCGGTGAGGTTTTTTATCGCACCGTTTTGCCGGCCGAGCGTCCCCACCATACCGTTATAAGTCGCATTAAGAGATGAGACGGCGCTGTTTAAATCCATTGTGCCGGACGCAGCGATGTCGACAGCCGCACCCATAATATCCATGATCTGCTGTTGCGTACGCCCACTCGCCGATAACTGCGCCATCATCGGCAAGAGCTCGCCCTCACTGTAAACCGTAAGCGACTGGATTTCGGACGCATAATTTCGAAGTGCGGAAACGTTTGCATCGTTCAAATATGGATTATTTCGCGCGGCGATTTCAAGCTGTTTTTCTGCTTTCGTCTGTTCTATATAGGCTGCTGAAACAGCTTTTATACCCTTATTGACAAGAGCCACTGTCCCTGCAACTGTACCGGCTGCCGTTGCAACAGCGGCAAAAGAACCGACAAGTCCGCCAAGACTTGTGCTACCTGATTTTGATAATCCCTTTAGTTTTGCATCAACGGATTTTACGTCTTTATCGAGATTTTGAGTGTTAATTCTAGTATCTATATCTAGGCGTCCATCGCTCATAAAAACTCCTTGACTTTTCCGCGTTTTATGTTGATACTATAGACGAGGTACTTGTTATGGACGTATTCCTTGCAATAACCTTTCTCGTCATTTGTGCTGCAGGCGGCGCTCTCATCGGTGGCGTGCCGGTTTACCTCTTTTTCCGTCTCTTGTCCCGTTCTCTTAAAAAACGCGGACTACTCTGATTTCACTTCCAGCAATTTATTAAACCGTTCCCGTGCCGCTCTGTTTTCCGCGCTTTCCTTTATGGGCAATGCCCAGATACGTTTCAGCTTCGCCATCGTTTTATCTTTGCCGGGCTTCGAACAACGGTAGCTCATAATCTCGTTAAACTTCGTCCCCGTAAGCCCCGCAATAAGCGCGCGTACTTTATGCCAGTGCACCTCGCCCGCGCATAAATCGATCCCGTAGCACTGCATAATAGCTGCATAGATTAAATCTGCATCAATGCTGTAGTCGATGATCCGCTCGCTCGTCGCTTCGCCCGTTGCGCGCGGGATTTCTTTTTTCTCCCAGTAAAAACCGAGTAAGGCATTAAACGCTTCTTTTTTATCTTCCAGTATTTCGTTTTCAAATAAAAAATCGAAGTCGTCGAGCGTCGCATCTTCGTCGTCGATGATTTCAGCAAAACGAAACCAGTACGTATGCCCTGTTTTGATTTTGTAAAATCTGCCGGACACACAAACGCTATCCGGCAGATTGAGTTTCGTCAAAAGGCTCATGCTTCGGTAAACGTCGGAACGGTTCCTGCAACCTCGCAGGTGCCTTTGGTAATCGTTCCATTGATATTGATGTTCACCGTGAGGGTGCCGTCAACGGGGTTGAGGTTGTCGAACGTAAAAAGCACGTTGCACGACCATGCCTTGAATTTCGACGTGCCGCCCGCCGTGTCCTCATCATTGTAAAACACGATGAGCATTCGACCTTTCGCCTTTGCGCCGACGGGAAGCTCGTAAAACTTTTTCCAGAAAAAGTCATAATCGCTTTCCCCTTTTACGAGCGTGAGCGGCTCGCTCAACGAGGGCGAGTAGCGCTCGATGATGGTCGTCGGCGCATGATCGACGATAAAATCGCGCTCGGCCGTCTGCGCGTTGAGCGTGATGGTGTTATCGGTCGATTTGCAAACCTGTGTCCACGTGGGCGCGCCGGTTCCCGCTTCGGCTACAAATAATGCGACGTGATATTTTTTAAGCTCGCCGCCAGCTTCCAATGTTTCCGCCATAGATTTACTCCCTGTAAATAATTTTTACCGTACACGTGTACGTCGTTTTTCCGCTGTCGCTCATATCTACAAATTGCGGCAACGTTACCGCTTCGCACTGGCAAACCAGCCTGTCGTCGTCAATTCGCAAAATATGATGATTGTCCAGCGTTTTAATAATATCATCGAGCGTATCGCGCGCTTTTGTTGCATTCGGGCTTCGGCAATAAAACGACAGCTGTTCCTCAACGCGCCGCGTTCCGTCGATAAACCGCCGTTCTGCAGCTTCACTCGGATCGTAACGACAGATGATGTCCGTCGCTCCCGCCTTATCGTCAGCAAATACGTCGTTGTAAATCGTTAAGTCGAGTTTCTTTTTCAGATACTCATTTACCAGCTTCGCGATACCCTTCATTTGCGATACGCTCCCATTTTTTTATGTGCCGTGCTTTTGCCGTTTCAAACCATTTGCCCGTTGCGTTCGGGTTGCGGTTATGGCGTTTATCGGGATAGTCGTAGTATTGCTTACGCGCATACGGCGTAACCCACGAAAGCACACCGCTTCCGATGACGGTAGCAATAATCGCGCTTTTTTGGAGCGTTCCTGTCTGCATAGGGCAATATTTGTTACTGTCGGCGAGGACTGCGGCGTCAAGTCGTTTTTGTGCGGCGGATGCGTTTTTATTAATTTTTTGCATGATTTTCGCCGTATCAAAATCGAGCTTTGCCGCAAGTTCAAACACCTTTTTACTCATACGAGTGCCGCCTCATAATGGTGTACGTTCGCCGTGTCCGCAAAATAGGGCGTCGCCTGCCGTACGATATACGACGTGCCCAAGAATTCAACTTGCATGCCTTTTTCGGGGATGAACGTCGAGTGGGTACAATCGACGAACAGCGTGAGCTTATCGTCGCTTTGCACACCGTTTCCCGCAAGCGCTTCCGCTTTTACCGGCTCACACCGCACGGGTGCAACCGTATCCGGCGCCGACCAGATAACATTTCTGTCCTCGTCAATGCCGAGATTTCGCCGCACCGTTACCGTGTGTACAAGTAATTTTAACGGGATAGGTTTACTCATAACCTACCTGCCGTTATGTCGCAAAACAGAGAAAGCACGCGATATTTTTGCTGTTCAACGCTTTTCGCGTTTAATTCAACTTGCGTATCGTATGCCTTCGTGTTTTCGCTATGGCTGAAACTTCCGATACTTTCCGACGATGCGGGAAGCGCTTCGCCCGTTGCAATTTGCGCCGCCTTGTAATCGACCTCAATCATCATACAAACGGCGCTGTCAACCCCGCGTTCTTCGCGCTCGACGATAAGACCGTCGCCTAAAAGCCGCTTAACAAACAGCTTATTTTCAAGAGCGTATTTATTAAAATCGGCTTCCGTCGGCACATCGGATCGCCCGAGCGTATCGGAATAAAAGGTATAAGTGACGTTCTCAAACACGGCGCGCCCCTTTTACTTTTTGTCCGCGTCTTTCGGTTTTTCACCGCCGTTTTTGGGCTTTTTCTCACCGTCTTTCGGTTTTGCTTTTTCGTCCTCGACGATTCCAATAGTTCTCATGCTTCCCCCATTAGAAGTGCAGGGCGTTTTCGCGCCCTGCGTTGTTTACGCGGCCGTATGCACGTAAATGCCGTTGGTCTTGTTCGCGAGCACTTCGGCGATGCCGTACGAGCGGTAAAAGAACAGCCAGCCGTCGGACTTCTGATTTTCTTCCGGCGTAACGATCTTCGTTACCGTGTGCTTCGAAAACTGGATAAGCGCGGATTTATGAACCATCATAAAGTTCAAATCTTTCGCGGTCGTGTTCTTTTTGTAGCCGCCCGCTTCCTCGCCGCTTGTAGCTCCGTCCAGTTGGTCGATCGCCGAGTAAAAACGTGCCTGCGGAATTTTCACGATGCGCCCTTCGAGCGTTGCAAGTAATTCACGGCTCTTTGTCGTGTCGAGCGACTTTATCGCATTAAGGTGCGCGGGGGTGATAAACAAATAGCGCCCTTCTTCCGGCACTTCCGCATCGTCCATATACGTGATCGCCGCCCCGATTGCCGCCATGACAGCCCCGCCGTCCGCAAGCGCTGCGGCAACTTTCTTTCCGGCTTTCCCCGCATACTTTGCAAAACGGAACGCGTCGAGTTCCGGCACGACTTTCGTCCGCATAAACTCGCTTGCAAGACGGCCGAATGCAACACCCGCCGTTTCTTCGTTGTCCATCGCGTCAACGGTAAACACACGGCCGCGATCGAAGTCGCATTTGACGGTTTCGTTCGTCAAATCAACCTTGCCGGTTTTGTAACCGTCGCTCCGCGAATAATCACCGAGCCCGTCCATGTCGATTTTCGGGATGATAAACTCACCCGCGTTCGCGCCGTTTTTCACAAGCGCCGCATTGGATTCCAAAATCGCGCTTTTCGATTCGACCTTGTACACCTCATCGATGAGGTCGATATACTGTTTAAACAGCGCGATAGTATTTGCTCTTGCCATATTAAAAAATCTCCCTTGCGCGTTATGTGCGCATTATTTTTCGGGCGGTAAACCCATAACAGCGCGTGCCGCCGCTTTCCCGTCGTCTTTGCCGTTCGGCGTGCCGCCCATAGGGGCAACCACCGGTGGCGTAGGTTTTTTGTCGTCGGCGAAAATGTTTTCTTTGTCTTTCGTCAGCGCTTCAAAAAGTTCGTCGAGCGACTTTCCTTTCGCGGCATCGCTTTCAAGCTGTTTTGCAAGCTCCGACGCGAGCGCTTCGCGCGTCAAATCGTTTACAAACTTTTTCCCGCTCAAAAAATCCTTGACTTTTGAGCTTCGCTCAAGCGCGGCGATTTTATCGTCCGCTTCTTTTTTGATGCGCTCGCTTTCCGCCTTGTACTTTTCGACGTCGGCTTTTACCGCCTCATAATCCTTAAAACCGTCAAGCGTCTTGTTCGCCGCTTCGAGCTGCGCTTTCAACTCGTCATAGTCCGCAAACTTCGCCTTTTCGCGGTTTACGTCCTTGCCGTTTTCTGCCATGATTTTATCAATCACGTCCGCCTCGAGTTTTAAGCCTTCCAAAAATTCCCGTTTCATTGTTTCCCCTTTACGCATATTTAACGGCGTTGCCCGCCGATAGAGTAGCGCCCGTTTTACGCGTCGCGCTCCGCATATAGATAGTCATTCCGATTTTCAAAAAACGACGGCCGCGCGGGTGCAAGTGCGCACGACCGTCGACGCAACGTCGCCGCTGCGTTAAGTTTTACTGTTTGCTGCATCCGGTTTTTTATCAAATAAAATACCGAAAATTACCGTCAGTGCCGCAAGTATCGCGCCCGAAACCGTCTCAAAAATATTTTGCGACAATCCGCCGATACAACACAAAACCCCGCCGATTACCGCAAGCGCGATAACGACAACCGTTTTCCACGAAAATTTGTTTTTCGCTTTCGCGGTTCTTACGGTCGATACAATAACCGCAGTAAGGCCGAATGCGGCAAGAGCGATTTCGATCGCTGTAGCAATCGGAACACTGACAAATTTTGCAACTACGATAGCCGTCGCAAAAAGCAATATTCCGAAAAATCCAATAATTTTGTTTTTCATAATTACCTCCACATATATAGTCATTTTTGTTTTTCCGCTCCGGCGATTTTTAATGCCGTCTGCGTGTCGATGATGTAATTAACAATCTTCCGCCAGTACCACATCGGCATTGATACGGTGTCCGCTTCCGCGTCCAGAACAACCGCACTTGTTCCGTCCTTTTGTATCGGGTCCGGCACCGTTACATACGGGACGCTACCGCTTGTTTTTCGCGTACTTGTGCAGCAGGTCAATACCGGCGCTAAAATCATCGCGACTATTGCCGCTTTGCAATTCTTCTTTTTTCGCGTTTGCATCCGCGATGCTATTTGCCATTTCTCGTTCATGTTCCAGTATCTCCGCATTTTTCCGCTCAATGTTTTTCCTCGCGCGCCGTTCGATGTGCACGAGGTAAAATGCACTCCCTGCAAAAGCCGCCATGACGACGGCAGCCGCTATACCGATTACCGCCACCGTCATTTTTCGTCCGCCTTGCTGTAAATCTGTTTTTGCCACACATTTACGCCGAGATACGCAAGCGGCACAGCGCAGAGCCATTGCGCAATAAGCGTAAACTCCGTTCGGTTTCCGATAACGATGTAACTCACCATACCGACAGCCCAGATCGTTACCCAGAATTTCACCGATTTTAATTTATTCGGTTTCGTTTCCGCCGGTGTTGTCATACGTTCCCCCTTGCCATATAGTCCGCGACGCTCGCCTTAAACGCTTCAAATAAATCGGGATGATCCGTCCAGAGCTTCGGGCAGTTTTTCCAGCCGACAATGTTATGATGCGTCGTGATGTCATCCGTCGTGAGTTTGTGGCGCTTTATTAATCTTGCGCATAGTTCGATCGCCGAAATTATTGTCGCATCGCTAAAATGTCCCGCATCATCTATCGGGCATAATTCAACGCCGAGCGTTACATAGTTCGGCGAGGTTACGGCAGGACGAAGCGCATAATATCCGAAACGCTTTCGTGCTTCGTCGGTGTACGTTCTGCCGCTTACGGGATCGAGTTTATTCGAGCCGCAGTGGTACGCGATTTCGTTTTCGGGAATGCAACGGATTATTTCGCCCTCAAGTCCGATGATGTAATGCGCCGAGCCGTAGCCGCCCATACCCGTTTTCTTTGCCTCGAAATAATTTCGATTGTTCAGCGCCGACACGTTCGGGTTCGCCGTCCAGTGCATGACGATCGCCATAACGCGCCGTATCGGAGTTTTCGGGCGGCTGTATTCGTTCGGTGTCAAAAGCATATCCGTGATGTTCATGCGCGATGTTTCCTCATTTCGTCGATTTTCTTTTCGAGTTTTTCAAACTGCTTGTCGATATTATTACTCATCATTTTGATTGACGTAGTAAGCTCCGCAATCGTTTCAGTCATCGCGAGCCGATACAAGCGGAAGTCTTTAATGTCTTGCCGAATGTCGTCGAGCTCTTTTCTGTACTGCACTTGCGTACTCCGTACATTGGCATAATCGATAATCACCTTTACGACGGTGACGATGCCGGAAAAGCCGATGAAGCCTACAATGCCTAAAAAAATCTGTGTCCCCGTCATAATCCCTCATGTATATAGTCATTTTTGTTTTCTGATTTTCTCGGTTTTTAGCGATGAGACAATAAAAAAAGCCCCGCAATTACGCAGGGCTATACTTTCTCAATAATTATTATAAAACCGCGCTATGGCAATCCTCGCGCCTCCGGCGGGGTGTCTTGTTAACGCATAAGGATTTTGAAAAGGCTTTTTTCGTTTTCTTTTTGAGGACATACTGAAAATGTAAAAATCCATTTCTTCCCGTCGTATTTCAGCGAGAAACTGCCCGCACTGATTACGTCCATTCCGATTATTGCCTCATAGTCGGCGCCGTCAAAATCAATACCGCCGCACCGCTCCTCACTGAAATAACACCGCTTGTTTTTTGCCCTTATATCCGCAATGTAGAACGTGCATAGGCGATCTGCGGTCATATCGGACATCGTTTTTTTGCCGTACTCCTCTAAATTCAATTCGTCCGCTATAGCCTGCGATATGCAAGTATCCGTACACCCCGTATCCCATAGGGCATTACATACCGATATTGTATCGGTATCGGGTTTGCCCACGATTATGCGCGTTATAATCCGCCTCGGGCGCTCTTTGAATTCGGCGCAAAAAAGCGTTATCGCTTCCCGCTTTATATCCATGAAGTCATCGGAAAATCAAAGAGTGCCGAAACGTGCGGGAGTGTTCTTCCATTCCTCGTATTCCCTCATTTCCTGTACTCCTTGTCTATTCTTTAGTGTTTTAGTCGTAAGGTGTGCTTTTTTACTCGGCAAGTTTAGTATTTATATCAAACACGCCTGTCTTTTTTCTTCTTCGGAAAGTTTGTATAAGTTGTTATTGTGTTTCATTACGTATTCGTTTTCTGCGTCAATACTAAGAAAGTATCTCCATTTTTGAAACTGTTCAGCGGAAACATTTGCCTCTAGTTCGTCTTGAAAAGCCCCATCCGCTCCTTCAATATAACTTCTAACTCTTGGGGATATTTTTTGCAGTGCGTCGCAAAACTCATTGTATTTTTTTTCTTTTATAAGTCGGCTGATGTCTTTAACATTCATCTTTTACCTCCGGTTATTATTTCGCATACTACGTTAACTCTTTTATCTGTTACTGCTACATCCAGTATATTCAACCTTTGCCCAATGTCAAGGATACATTCGGATTCTTCTTTATTGTCAGGAAAATAGCAATTTGTTCCTTTGGATGCATGAATTTCAAGCCTAACCCCAAAAGCGTTAAAAAAGTTTTTATCCTCGTTAACACTGCAAGAAAGAAATTGATTTTCTGTAATTGTCTTTCCCTTTAATATACTTTCAATCTGTTTTTTTACATCTGCATTCGGTTTTATGTCTGCTTCAAAATCAAAAAGATGATTTTTTCCTTTTATTCCGAATGCCCCTTCAATCCAGTCAGGTTGAACATTGCGGATAAGTATTGTGTCTTTTTTTAATGTGTTTTTACTTATTGCTTCGCGTAAAATTTTTACCGTCTCTTTATCGTCAGCATTTAGGCTTTCTATACCTATTTTGCGTAAAATTCTATTTATATTTCGACCGTTTGCAGTGCTTACATATCCGCCTCTACTATAGTTATGAGACCATATTTGTTTTATTTGTTTTTCAGTCAAATTCTTTTGACAATTCGCTACTGCATCGTCGTATTCTTTTTGTTGCATTTTCGCATAGACAATTTTTACTTTCTCTTGTTTCTGCATGGCTCCCGCTGCCGGTTTTGTCAACGGCTTTACGGCGCTCGGCTGCTTACCGCTTGCCGTTCCCACGTATTCCCGCGTATATTCACGCTGTAGTCCCGTTTGTTTTGTAAAATCGCGTGCCCGTGCCTGCCATTCGCCGATTTTCTGCCGCGCACGTGTGTTGTCGAGGTTTGCCGCTTTTTCAGATTCGGCAAGGCGTTTGTACTTTCGGATATTCCGTTCAATGCCGCGCTGCCGTTGCTCCGCCTCGTATTGGCTCATCTTTTGCCCGTTATACTCGACTTCTTTGTCGCTCATGTCGTCAAGTTCGTCTTTGCTATAGCGGGCTTCGGCGCCCTCAAAATACGGATAAAACGAGTGTCTGCAGTTTATGCCGCATATCCCGTCCGCTTCTCCGTAGCCGCACGTATCGTAAAAGTTCGGGTATTCGTCCGTGCTACCGTGTAATTTATATATCTTCCCTTGCCATGTTTCGTGATTGCTCCATGCGTTCGGTCCGTCTCGATTTCTCGCTCCGATATGTGCCGACACTTCGACTAAATCGCAGCCTAAATCTTCGCAGTTGCTCATCGTTACCGTCGCCGCTGTATTATTTATGCCGGTTAAAACATTCATACGCACGGCAGCCTCTATCGTGCGCGTTACGGGCTTTCCGTTCTGATACTGCACGGTCGTTATTCCACGTTCAGCCATATCGTTTACGGCGTGCCTTGTCGCGCTCTCATAATCAAACGCGCCCGATTGCACTTCCATAAAAACGCGATTTGCCTGCCGGACGAATTGCTGTTGACTTGTCGCGGCTGTTGTACGTGTCAGACGTGATAAATTACTATGCGCGTTCTGCACGGTTGCAAGCGTCTGTTGCGCGCTCTGGTCGCTTACCGTGCGCCCTGTTGCCGCTTTGAATATTCGGTTGTCGTTCACCGTGTTTTTTTTAAGCGCTTCGGTATACGTTTCCTGTACGGCTTTAATAATTTTTTTGTCGTAGCCTTTTAATATTTTTGCAATGTTTTGTTTTAATCCGCCCGCTTCGGCGAGTATACGCGATTGATAATCGGTCGCGTCGGTAACTCTACCCAGCTTCGCAATGCGCCGCGCCATGTCGCGTAAGATGTCTGTTTCGAGTTGTGAATAGATTTCGACGAGCGTGTCAGCGGCACCTTCAAGATAGCGGGGAGAGAGCATCTACCACTTGCCCCGCACAATTCGCCATGCGATTACAATACGCTTTCTAAGCGGCGTGTTATTCAAAGCATAGCGTAAGCCGTTCAATACGGCTCTGTCATTTCTAGTGATTTCTTTTCTTTGCTTGTTTAATCTTGCCATTGTTTATGCTTCATCATATGTTTTTTTGAAAATATCGGGCTTGCAAGGGTAGAGTTCTCCGCTTACACCGCAAATAACATAATCACCGACATCAACCTTCATAACGCCCTCTAGTGTTGTTATGTCGATAGTTCCGTCATTGTTTTGCGTAACCGCCGAGCCTGCATTAAAAGGGCGGTTCGCTATTGCAAGGAAACAATCATAGCTCCCGTCGTTTATTATCGCCTTAACCTCAACAGGTTTCTTTCTGTAATTTTTCACATATATCATTTTATTTCTCCTTGTTTGTTTTTCTTACACTCCAAAACTAAACGGATCGGGTGCGGCTTCGGGCGGTGGAACGTTCGCCTTTGCCGTCGCTTCGTCCTCGCCGTAAAAATCGCGCCGATATTCCCATTTTGCCGCTATTCCTGCAGTGATTTCATTTATCCGTAACATCTTCGCTTGCGACATATCCTTTCGCGTCTGGTCGTCGTTCCATGTTACGGTTATCGTCGCGTCGTTTTGCCCGATTCCGTATGCCGCCGCCATGTATGCAAATACGTTTGCGCATAACTGATATTTAGCTTTGATTTCATCTTCGATACGATCGACGATTGCATAGAGTTCCTGTCGTCCGCCGGTATACTGCGTCGCCGTCTGCTGGACTGCTTCGGCATCGCTTATTGTGCCTTTGCCGATATTCGAGCTTAATTCGATACGCCGGAATATCTGTTGCAACATCGCGTTTTGTGCTTCGGTTCGGAGCGTGGGCGTATGCTCGATTATCTTTTTTCCCTCTGCGCTTCCGTCGCCGTCAATCATCATAACAAGGCGGTTAAGTTCTTTTGTCATCTGGACGCCGACGGTCTTCCCGTCGCGAAGTGTACGTTTTGCAAACATATCGCGATCCGCAAAAACGCGCGGTTCACCCGCTTTCTGCTCCCAGTTCATGCGCTCGTACTGTTCGTCGGCATCTTTAATAAGATTTTCCACGCCCGCGATAAGCGCAACCGGTACGTTGCTCCCGTCGATTTTATTTACTGCGTGATTGCGAAATTCGATAATCATCGGCTGCTCGACGTTTTGCCATGTGTACACGGGCGTTATATTCGCCGTCTGCGCACACGTGGAAAGCGACACGAGTTTTAATGCGCCGCCCTCGTTTGCGTAAAGTGTGCACTTTACCGTATGGTGCGCGCCGTCAAAATCGTGTTCTTCCGTGAGCAAATACCGTTTGTTGCCGTCGATGATGTTTTTCATGATTAAAGCACCAGTCAACGTGCCATCGAAGTCATAACGGGTAGGCAGGTAGTTTCCGAGTGGGATTGCCTCATACTGCAATTTACTGTTGCTGTAAATCGGCCGGATAACACAGCCGCCGAGTAGAGTGATGTATTCAACGATTTTATCGATGTTATCGTTTAAGTGATACATCGGCGCCTCTATCGCTTCGTTTTCGACTTCAAGCCCGATTTCGCGACTTACAAGGTTGTTAAGCCTGCCCGCGATCTGGTCTAAAATCCCGCACGGCGGCGCTTTGTCGTTCCACGGCGCACGCCCCGCAACCATATCCGCCCATAGCGATATGCGCTCGTACATCTCGCCCGTGATATTTGTTTCGATGCCTGTTATCTGCTCGATTGTGTACGAGCGGAAAAGGTTTAATATATTCATAAAAAATCCCCTTATCTGCGCTAACATCTTTGCCTCTCTTTATATAGTCATTTATTCGCCCGCGTGCCGGAACGTGCTTTCCATCGCATAGCGTACCGCGTCCATCGTGTGGTCGGCTTGCCCGTCGGGATAACCTGTCATAACGTCCCCCGTGCGCTTGTCGAGTTCGTACTCGTAGAGGGTAAACTCATCGGCTGCGTGCGGGCAGCGGTCAGGATCGATGATGATTTTTTTCAAGCCTTGTAACCATTTCAAACCCACAGCAGGGCTGCCAATACCTTTCACGGCACCCTTTAGGTTCGCGCCGAATGCACGGAAGTCCCCGATGCTTTTCGGCTCCGAGCTGTCTGCCGTGATACGCTCAATCGCTATCCGGTCGCCGTCGTCGAGGTTCCCGCCGAGCTTTACAAATACTTTGTTCATGTGATCTCTCAACGCGCAAAACGCTTCAAAGTTCCCGTGTTTATAAAGCCGTAATTCGTCGAAGATATAAAGCGTTTCGTTTCGGTACGACATCGCAACGTATTGAAACGGGTCGGGGTAATAGCCCCAGTCGACGCCGTGTTTTATTACATCAAAACAATTTATTTCGTCGTCGGTGATTTCTCGGAGTTCGACGTTTTCAAATACGTTTAATCCCGTGCCGGTTGCTTTGCCGAGATATATATTTTCATACGCACGTTTATTCGTTTTTTTTGTGTGCTCTATGTCGTGTAGGATAGCCTCGCCGAGCCATTCGCTCGGTATGTCTTTATACGTCGTATGGAGCACCATACGATTCGGATCGCGCGTTCGTGCTTCGATATTGCACCAGTGCCGCTTCGCACTCGGCGGGTTGTAGCTTTCAAAAATATAAAACGTTTCTCCGCCGCGCAAAACCGATATGCGGATATTCTGTAATTCCGCTTCGGCGAATTCCGTTTTTTCCTCAATCCACAAAATCGCAAAATAGCCGTTCGCAACTTTAATCGATTTCAGTTTTTCGGGATCGTCGCACCCTGCAAAAATGATTTCCTGCGTCCGCCCGTTTTTGCGGATATACGTTATCGGGAGCGCCGCCGTTTTACTCGCGGGGATTTTAAACCGCCCCTGTAAACCGAGTTTATGGATCGCCCAGACAATCTGTTCAAACACGCTTCGGCGTAAGGTTTTCGCCGTCTTACGCACAATAAGCGCGTTGTACGACGGAAACATCACGATTAAAATAACGATGACAATGCTGATAAATGACGACTTACACGACGCGCGCCCGCCGGGAAAAGTATAGCGCTCTTTTTCGTGCGCGAGGATTGCGCGGAATGCCTTGTTATAAACCTTTGCAAAAATGCTACTACTGTTTATCGTCATCGATAATTATCCTCAATTCGGTGTCCTCTGCGGCACTTTCGTCTATCACAGGTTTCTCGCCGTACCCGCGCTTGCGCCCTTTTGTTGCAAGGATAAACCGTATCATCGAGCCGTCGCCGTTTTTAGCCTGCGCGTATGCCTTGCCCTCTACGAGGTCAAGTCCCGTCTCTGTCTCTCCGCTAAAGGCTTCCCGTGTTTCTTTGTATCGCTCTATATTTGATTTTGCGGTATGCCAATCGCAATTAAGGGTAAGGGCGACGGTTGTTACAATGCCGCCGCTCCCTTTTATGGCTTCGAGGATATCTGCTTTTTTGTAACTCTTTTTTTTCCTGCCCATAGCCTACCGTTTCGGAAAAATCGGACTTATTTAAACTTTTCGGTCAATGCCGACAAGGGCAGAGTATCGTTTGTTTTACAGGTTATCTCCATACATATATAGTCATTTTTGTTTTACTCTATCGTACTATTATTCTGGACGATACGGATTTGGATATACTTCCTGTTGTTCTTCATATCTTCTTGCAATATGATTTAGTTGCACTATATCAATATCCGTATCGCCACGTAAAAGATATTCAAGTGCTGCTTGATGTCGTTTTCCTTGCTCTTCGGCAAATAACTTACTGCCTTTTGCACTTGACCATGAATTATAGAGACTGAATGCCTGATACCAACCATTCTTATCTATCCTTAAATCGTAAAGCTGTATTTTATTGTTCATTTTGCCCTCTCTCCTATTGGCATAGCTTCGTTATATCCAGTTGCTTCATCTCGTATCATAAAGTGATAAATATTGCCATCATCAAACTTAAAACCTTTTCTACTATAATAAAGAGTAACATTATCCGTCATATCAATATCATCATATATTGATACCAAACTATCTTCGTTTACTTCAAAGCCGGCAAATTCTGCGATTTGTTTAATTGCCAAGAGTGATAGTTCGAGAGTACAATCATAATCTTTTTGTTTTTTACTCATTTTCATTGCTTCAAAGGCTTGTTTTTTGCGATCACTTTTTAATAAATCTTCCAATATTTTTAGAGGAATATTATATTCTTGCGACAATATAGAAATTACCTTGCCTTTTTTAGGTAATTTTATACCCGTTTCAAGCTCTGATAGATACATCGCAGATATGCCTATTTTACGAGCAACCTCGTGTAATAATTTTTTACTTGCCATACGGGCATCATAAATCGTATCACCAAACGTTTTCATATATGCCTCATTGCATGCTATCGATCGCCTTTTGCGCCATCGCCGCAACCTGTATCGCTTCGGCGGCAAGGTTCATCGCTTTTTCTTTTGTTTGATCTAAACAATCAAGCATATCGGGTGCGCCACCATCGCACTTTACGTAAGACCAAAATTGAGAAAGGGCATCTTTTATGAGGGCACATTCGTACTCTGCTTCTTCCGCTTCTTTTTTAATTACAGCGTATGCTTCGTGCGGCGAATTAAACAACGGGTGTACCTTATTCGCCCGCTCTAGCTCGCTTTTTACTGTCAATTCAACTTCTTTAAGCAATTCTTTCATTTCGTTTCCCTCTTACAAATAATCAACATACGTTATCAATTTATCTATCTTGCGCGTGTAATACAGTTCGTGCCGCACTCGCAGAAATAAATACGCCGTAAAACTTTTTGCAATAAAAAACGTTGATACACGCTTGTATCGCGCGATGATGTACGTTATCGCGTTATGCGCCTTTTCCGCCTTGTCGTCGCGGCTCAATAGCTTGACTTTCCAATTTTGCTGTCCTTCTGTGGCGATATAACGCCGAGAAATCACATAGCCAAGCTCGTACATCTTTGAGAGCGCATTTTCTTTCCCCTCGACTTTGTACTGATACTGATATTCGAGCAACTGCTCATTATCGTCTTGCGGGGCGTCAAAATGCGGTATGCTCGCAATCAATTTCCGGCTCCTCAAAATCAAACGGCAATAAAAGCTGTTCGTCCGCTACACTCTCCAACTCTCACATCCCACCGTTGTTATTAAACATTTCGTCGGATTGAGCCGGTCGAGCACCGCCGCCCCGACGTAATTCGCGAAATCCTCAAGCGACAGATTGCTGATGTATACCGTGCTTTTCTGTCGGCTGTCGGCAATGTCGAAAATCGCGTCCTGCTCCCACTGCGTTTTTTTTCGCCCGATTTCGTCCACGACAAGCAAATCCGCGAGAGTAAGCTCGTAGGAAATTCTGTCGCGGGTTTCGTGTGATCCGAACGATTCGGCGTTTTTATATCGCGCCGAAAGCGTCGAGCCGGTAACGTAATCGCCAGACCAGTACGACGGTAAATCATACGCGCTGTCTCGTTTCCGCGTGTGTATAAGCTCATGTATCATCCAGCAGGCAAGATATGATTTCCCAATCCCCGATTCGCCGAGCATTAAAATCGACACGGGCTTCCCCGCTTTTACAAGCTCAAACGCATTTAGAGCGTCGCGGTAAAACCTCGCCCGTGCCTCGCTTCCGGCCGTATTCAGTTCTCGCGGCATGTCGTAAAACTTCGGCGGCACGATTTTTTTATACGTGCTTTCGGCGAGCACTGCGTAGTATTCGCGCTCGACTTCCCGTGCCCGATTGTCCCATTCGCTCGCCGCTTCGGGGTCTGCGAGTAAGTCGTCGCGGATTTTCTGGAGCCGAGCGATTTCGGTGTCGATCGCGCACCCGATTGAGCGTATTTGTGTATTCAGATCGCTCATGCGTATACCCCCGTTTTCCAACTTTTGACGATTTCGCTCGCCTTTGATTGCTGGCTTTGATCGCCGTCCATGCCGTTTTTCGGCGGTGAGCCGCCCCTACTCGTATGCGGGTGTATCATCTGCACATAGAGCACCGGAAATTTCTCGCGGAGCTTTGCACCGCTCATGATATTCGGCAACCAAAAATTACCGTCGGTTTTTACCCAGCGAATAACTTGTTCGATGTCGTCGTAAGAGCGTTTATCAATGCGATTGAGTTTGTCGATGTCGATTGCCCATGTTGCAATATGCTTTTCACTCGGCGCATAGGCACTGTCATAGTTTTTGTGTAGAGCGGCAAGCAAATGAGCAAGCTCCAGTGCTTTATCCGGCGGTGTTATGCGATTTATTTTTGTTTTTGGCGGCTCTTCGGGGGGAATGTCCGAAACCCCCGTAAGGGGTTCGGGTAAATCATTCTCATTTACATTTGCATTTGCATTTACATTTGCATTATCATTTATGGTTTGTGGAATTACACAAACGGGTTTATGTAAATGTAAAGAGTTTATGTAATTTCCCAATTCTGCATCGGAGACTTCATTTAATACTTTATAAATTAAGCTGATAGAGCATTTATACTCGTCAGCAATACGACCGACCGGCACTCCGTCATGATTTTCTAAAGCAATTTGTAATTTTTCTTCTTGCGTAAATCGTTCGGGACGTCCGCCTTTTTTACCGTTTTCTACGTCTTGTAAATAGCTGTTGCGCTTAACTGTATTTGCGTCAATCTGCGGTTTGATAAGTGTAAAAATTATTTTTAAAACACCGGTTAATTTCGGCCATTTATCAAAAATAGCATACTCGTTTATCGCCCGCATAAGTTCGCCGTATTGCTCGTTATTGAGACCGTCCATCGCTTCGGCAAATGAAGCGTAAAAAACAAAACTGTCAGCCATTTTCTTTACCTTCTTTTATCCAGTCTTCTATCCAATCTTCAACCGTTTTTACCGGCATACCTAGTTTTTCCGCAATGTGCATTTCAAGCTCCGATCCGAACGAAACATACCACGACTGAATAATCGCAACGGCATCGCATTTTGTTACGAGCACCTCGATACAGTGCCGCATACATTTATTCCAGTCCCAGCCGTCATCGCAAATATCAAGCGGCGATATTACCTTATAGCCTGCTACGGTTAATTTTTTGTATGCGACTGCAAAATCAATTTTGTAGTTCGGGTTGTTTGTTATCGCGCCGGATAAATACAGTACACGTGCTTTCATTTATTTACCCTCGTTTTTTTCTTTCGTTATCTTCGTGTTCAGACAGTTTGTTATCCGTCCAATCTAAAATCAATGTAAGCCCCTCAGCTATCAACATTGGCACCCATGCAATCATTCCAAACAAAAGAGATAAAAGATACACCGTCTTGTCTATAATCTTAATAATAATTATTTTCATTTATTTACCCCCGTATTTTAATAATTCCGTGTCGTATATGTTTTTACAGAGCGCGATACATTTCCCGTCGTCGCGGCTTATATCGAGTGCGGCGTTGCATTTTAGACTGCACGTCATCCCGATGTTGTACCGGTGATCGATAACAAAATCGCCGTATTTCGCGCGGTTTGCTTTCGTATTGCCGATCCGGTGCGCCCCCTGCACTCGAGCTTCTAGTGGTGAGCCGCACACTTCGCACACCCCGCCACTTATTGCGAGCGCGTATCGGCGTTGTTCTTTCTGTTGCTCCGTCATTTCGTATATCTCTCTATTCTTACTCCGAGCCATCGCATAACTGGCACTGCCATGCTGTTTCCGATCGCTTTATATCGCGGGGCGTCGGGACATTGCTCTTTCGGCTTCCCGCGCCATTCAATCTGCGTCCAGTTATCGGGGAAGCCCTGTAGCCGCTCGCATTCAACCGGAGTAAGGCGGCGCACACGGTTTTTTTGTACTGTAAGATTTTCCGATCCATATCCGTTATCACCGCCGCTTGAACGCAGTGTACCGACGCCATCTTGATAACCACCAAAAGAGGACGTACTGAAAACAATGTTTGTGCGGCCATTTGTATCAAGCGCTCCGGTAATGTTTTTACTTGTAACAGGTTTTTGTCTACCGTTAACAACATACACATCAATTGCGTATTGCCCGCTTGCTATTCCGTCCATATCTAGACCTCTTGCTCCAAAGCCGCTCGTAAGCGTTCCGGCAATTTCTTTCCCCTCTTCTTTGCCCGTCGCAAAATCCCCGCGCAAGCCGCCTTGCTCAAATAATACTTTTGAGGCAAGGTCGCATCGGTTTCCAATATGTCCGACAACGAACACTCTACGGCGTCTCTGGGGCACTCCGAAATATTGAGCGTCAAGCACCCTGTACGCCCACCCATACCCGCATTGCTCCAGTCCGGCGACAAAGCTCGCGAAATCAAATCCGTTGCCGGAAGATAAAACGCCGGGCACATTTTCCCATAAAACCCAGCGGGGTTTATATTTTGCCACAATTCCCAAATAGGAATACATGAGCTGTCCTCGTATGTCGTTTGTTCCGCCTCGCTTTCCCGCGACGCTGAAAGACTGGCAAGGTGTTCCGCCGACCAAAATGTCAAATTGTCCGATGTCCCAGTTTTCATGTTTCGTCATATCTCCATAGTTTTTAACGTGCGGATATTTTTGTTTTAATAATTCACAAGGAAAAGGTTCGATTTCGGCAAAACCTGCGGCTTTCCAGCCGAGCGGCTCCCATGCGATGGAAGCGGCTTCTATTCCCGAACAAACGGAAAGGTAGGTCATCTATCGCCTCGCGTGAGTTTAATTTCAAAATAATCCCGATCGAGATTTCGCCCCGCCCATTCGATAAGCTCTCCGATTGTCGTATTTTCGTCGCATACCTTTGTAAGCAACACGTCTTTCCAGTCGTATTCTCCGATCTGGACTGTTTCCTCAAACGAAGCGACGATTGTCGGATTAGTTTTTTGCATCTCAATCCTCACGTAAAATTATTCCCAAATCCGCCGCGAGTATGTGCGCGGCTTCGATGAGTTTCGCGCACTCGTCGGTACTGCTTTCGCTTTCGCCTTTCGGGGTAATCACCCCGTGAAAATCCGTATACGGATAACCCATCTGTTCAACCGCAAGCATTTTCACGGCGTTTTTTACCGCGTCATAGTCGTTTCCCGTTTCGGCGCATATCTGCATGATATGGCCATTGAGGTGATGATTTTGCGATCCGTCGCCCGTTGTGCGCGGGCGCTTCGGCTGCGCGATGGTAACGAGGACATAATCGTTGTGTTTGTCGCGGCACTTTACGAGTTCGCGCTTTATCGCCTCGCGGATCGTCGTGTCCGTCGGCACAGCGAACGCGATATGTTCTTTGACATACTCTCGATGCAAAATAACCGTTACCATCGCCGCCGCTCCTAAAACTGTAAATCTTCGGGAAAATCATCGCCCCCGCCGAATTGCTGTTGCGCGGCAGGCGTTTGATACACCTGCTGTTGCGATTGCATATAGTTTCCCTGCATTCGCGGCGGCACCTGCGGCGAGTTGCCGTGATACGGCTCTTGTGCGCGTCCGTAATTTTGCCCGTAAGATTGCGGCGCGCTCGCACTTTCGGGCGCGGATGTCCCGCCGCCGAGCAGCTGTACCGAATTCGCAACGATGTTCACTTTGCTGAAATTCTGTCCGTCCTTTTGCCAGCGATCCTGTTTCAGATAGCCGTCGACGGCGATCTGCTTCCCCTTGACAAGATACGGTTTCAGATTTTCCGCAGTTTTACCCCAGATCGTAACGTCAAAAAAACTCACTTCGTCCGTCCATTGCCCGTCCGATTGTTTTACGCTTCGGTTTACGGCAATGCTCACCTTTGCGCACGCCGTTCCGCCCGCCGTGTAAAAAAACGTTCGCGGGTCAGCGCCGAAGTCTTTTGTTAATCTCCCGATAACCAATACGTGATTGATGTCCGTCATAATTTACCCCCGTTTTTGATACAAACTTTTGTGTCGGTTTACGACAAAAAAGCTCCCGCGTCGTTTAAGCCGCGCGCACCGAAGCACCGTATCAACGTAGCAATGTACGCAATCGGGATATATCCGCACAACCGCATTTTTTAAGTCATACCCCGAAAACTGTTTCCCCGCCGGCATACGATCGATCACTACGCCGACCGCTTCGCAGATGCTCGTGATGTCTTTCTTTGCAAGTTTACCCGTCATTTCTACCCCCTTGCTTTTCGATCGCCTCGTCGAAAAAATACCCCGCGTATTCCTTGCCGTTTTTGATGTGCGTTTTAATCCTGCCGGACGTCGTCAAAAACCATTCGGCGCATTTCAGCACCGACGAAAAGATTTTCGGCTTCGCCGCCGTCTCGTACGCGGGAATTGCGATAACCGCCGTCATAGTTTCCTCGCTCAAAAATCCAACCTCTCAAAACTCACGTACTCGATACCGTTTGACGTAAGGAGCGATTTTACCTCATTGACTTCCGACGGCTTTATGCGGATCGTTACAACATATTCAACCGCTTTTTCTTCCGCCGGTTTTTCAATACCGAGTGCCGCTTGCGCAAGCCTGTCGATCGGCGCGTCTTGTATTTTCCGCGCGTTTTCTTCGCGCACTTCCGCGCGTTGCTTTTCGATCTGCTCTCCGTGCTCCCGCGCCTCTCGTTCGGCTTTTTCCTTTGCGACGGCTTCCCGTTGTTTCGCGAGTTCCTCGCCGTAGTCCATCGTATCGGAGATGTTCAAGCACATAAGATAATGCGCCTTGAGTGTCTCGGCGTCATCGCCGTACTTTTCGATGATTTTAAGCTCCGAATAAATCCGTTTAATAATCGCGTCCATCTCGGCGCTGATGTCGCTCTCTTTTGTCGTTTTATTCAACCACTTTGGATTAAAAACTTTTTCAAGCGGTACGACGTCAAATTTTTTAGAGAGCCAAAGTTCATTGACGTGCGCTTCTTTCGCACGTTTTTCTTCCGCCTCTTTCGCCTTGACGATTTCGTCGAGCTTCCCGCTTGCTTCGCCGATTTTCTTTTCAAGTGTTTTGCACCGTGCTTCAAAATCGGCATAAGGTTTCATAAGCTCTTTCATGAGCTGTATTCGCGATTGCGACAAGAGTTTTTGCGCGTTGTTCAATTCCGCCCTGTCTTTTTTCGCCGCGTCAGCGTCTCCGAGATACGTTTCGGGCGTATAGCTTTTGAGCTTCTCATCGACATACAGTTCAAGCCCCGCAATATTTGTTTCGAGTACGCCCGTGATATTTTTTGTGACGACCAACTGCAATGCGTTTGCCTGTTCAAGTGCGTTTTCCGTTTGTTTTTTTTCTGCCATATTATTTACCTACCTGTATTCCTTTTCGTTTGAGATACGAGACGACGCGGTCATACATCGCAATGACTTCCGCGTCGCTTCCCGTACGGAGCGCTTCTTCGGCGAGTTCGTACGGCTTTCCGCTCAATTGATTACCGTATTTTGTCAAAAGCATTTCAAGTTGTATTACTACGTCCGCAGCCGGTGTGTCGTTTTTCGCTTCCGTATTCGGTGTTTCGGCAGCGTCATCGGGAACTATCGTTGCCGACGCTTCGTGAGTGATGTCGCGTTCTTTCGGCGCGTCTACGCCCATTTCGTCATTGGTGTACGGCATACCGCCGAACTCGTCCGAAAAGCACAAACGAAACGCCTGCGCGATTGCGACCTTGCGCACCATAAAGCTCGGCATTTTGCGCCATATCGCATTAGGCTCGCCCGTCTTTTTACTCGTCTGCACGCACTCGGTATAAAACGCTGTATGTGTAAACGGATGCGTCCAGTCCTTGCGCCAGATCGTAACCGTTGCGGCGAGCGTCCCGTCTTGCAAATTGCCCGTGATTTGCGCCTGCCAACCGTCGAGCTTCCCGATACGTTCCGCCCGTTTTAAGTACACCTCATAACCCGTTACGATCGAGCACTGCCGATATTGCCCTTCGCCGTATACCGTACAATAAATTTCGCGCTTAAACGGATTTAATCCGTACAGCCGCGCCATATTCACAAACATCGCCTTTTCTTTCGACAAGAGCGATTTTGTCAATCCGGTCGTGTCGAGATATTCCATGATTGTTTTTTCGTCTACGGGGGTGATTATCTCCGTAGGCTCTTTTTTAATAATTTCATTCATTCTTGCACCCCTTGAAAATTATTAAACGCGCGCGGCCGCTTGCGTTATTCGAGCGCGCGGGGCTTGCACCCGCCGTGTATCTTTGTTGCGCCCGACCTGTGTTTTATGCGATGATTTTTACATCGGGACACGCTTTTGCGATGTATTCGGCGATACGGTTCATCGCCGTGATCCGCCATGCGCCACCGTCCGCTTCAAACAGCGCAACAAGCGGTATGTTGTCGCTGTTAAGACGCATACGGAGCAAAAACTCGCTTTCCGGCTGTTCGATTTCGCGGAACGTCCGATAAGGCGCGAGTTTGACAATCGGCTTCAACGTAGCCTTTCCTGTCATCTTGCCGGACACGCCACGCGATACGCCGACCTGTTGCGTAATACCGTCGTCTTCCGTTGCGATTGCCGTTCCGCCGTGTAATTTGGAGACGAACGACAGAACGTAGTTCGTGTCGTTCTTTTCACTCGGCACAAAAAGGCTTCGGAATTTGATCGCGAATTCTTCCTGCGTCATAAATTGCCCGAACGGGAATTCTTCGACTTCGCAAAGTTCGGCAGCAATAAAAGTTTCCCGTGATTTATCTTTGCCGAACAGCTTGCTAACAAGTTTTGTTCTGTTGATGTCGGAAACAATGACCATACCGTCATCTTTTGTAATGCCGTCAAAACCGTTGTTGATATATGTGCAAAAACCCAAAAGACTATGCACGGTAAGCCGATCCGCGCACGGTGTAAAATACACCGGCTGGAGCTTGTGCTCCGAAAACACCTGTCCGTCGACTTCGACGGTTCGATTTTGCATTGCAAGCTCTTCGATTTTGTCGATCGTTGCTTTATCCATTTTTATTGTCCCCCTGCGGCTTCCGCCATTCTGTAAATACCCGGCTTATCCATGCCGAGTTCCTGCTGATTGTAGTTGTCTTCGTAGGCAACCACTTCGTTGTCTTCCGTGCCGATAAACATCATGCCGTCCGACGATTTGACCGGCGCGAGCTTACTCGTTACGTCGATCTTCGTCGCCGCCGTCTGCCGTGTCTTGTCGGGCTTTATCTGTATTTTGATACAGATTTCCCGCGTTGCATCCGGCTTGACGTTGTCGTCGGCGATGTTGCGCAGCACCTTGTTGAATTCCTCGTCGAACATATCAATCACGACCCCGTGCTGTAAGTTCGACAATTTCACCTTTTCCATTTCCATATGCACCCCCTATATACACTTATTAATTTTTAATAATTCCATTGCTTCCGCGCCGCTTGTTACCACAAACGCAACGCCGCCCTTGCGGTTTATGTCGTCGATCCGCTCCGCCTGTGCGTCCGACAACCTGCCGCCGACAGGTCGTTTGCACTCGATGCCCACGTGCCGACCGCGGTTGTCGTACCCCTCGAAGTCGAGCGTTCCCGCTTCGGCTGTTTTAACAAACCGTTTCGATCGCCCCTCGCCGATTGCAAAGCTCCCCGTGTTTATCCGCTGGAGCTTCAAACCCGTGATTCGGATCACCTCTTTCACTTCGCGGACAACTTCGCTCTCCGGCACGTCGCGTAACGTTTTCATACAAGTTCCGCTGCTTCGTCGAGCGAAAGCCCGTGCAGTTGCTGCTGAAAACCCTCTGCCGCGTGCCGATGAAACTTTTCCATATTCTCATCGCCGCGCTTTTTTGCTTCTTCCGCTTTCGCCGTTTCGTCGGCGACCGTTGCAATAAGCCGTTCGTATCGTGTCAT